CAGGACAGCAGCATCCAAATACCATTGAATGACAATTCATTTTATGTGGTTCCATTGGAAAAAATAGATGAATGGAAAGATGCATTTCCCGCAGTTGATATTGAATGCCAGTTAAAAAGAATGGCTGCATGGTGCAATGCGAATCCAAAACGCAGAAAAACAAAAAAAGGAGTACAGCGTTTTATTGTAAATTGGCTGTCAGATAATCAGGACAAGGGTGGAAGGTTTTACTCTGGAAACAGCAGGGTAATTGTTCATCAAGATAAAAAATCCGATTCAAAAGGGGAATTGGAGTCAAAAGAGAATTTAATAGATGATGAAGAATGGTGGAGGTATGGACCTAACGCTTTGGAGGAATAAGGATGTATGAATTTAAGGAGAGTGATGCATTCGAGTTTGCAAGATTTGTCCATGCACAGACACGGGAGCATAACGGGGAACTATTTTTCAAACTGTGCCCATACTGTAACCCAGCGCCTACAAGAGATAATCTTAATACTTTTTCCATAAACCTAAAAACAGGGCAGTTTAAATGCCTGCGTGCATCCTGCGGTGTAACGGGAAATCTTATCACGCTATCGAAAGATTTTGATTTTTCGCTTGGAAATGATGTAGATGAATATTACCGTCCGCGTCGGCAGTTTCGCAGGCTGAACAAGCCCAAAAAGGCAATTGATCCTAAGCCAGAAGCAGTCAAATATCTTACATCACGGGGAATATCCGAAAAGGTTATTAAAAAATATCAAATAACCGTACAGACGAAAAATCCCAATATTCTTGTATTTCCGTTCTATGACGAAAAAGGGGAAATGCAGTTTGTGAAATATCGCAAGACTGATTTTGACAAGGAAAAAGACAAGAATAAAGAATGGTGTGAAGCGGACTGCAAACCAATTTTGTTTGGAATGGCGCAGTGCAATAACAAATTTGACCAACTGATTATTACAGAAGGACAGATTGATAGTCTTTCCGTAGCAGAAGCAGGGATTGACAATGCTGTTTCAGTTCCAACCGGCGCAAAGGGCTTTACGTGGATACCGTATTGCTGGGATTGGCTGAATAAATTTCAAGAAGTGATTGTATTCGGCGATTATGAAAAAGGCAGCATTACACTGTTGAAAGAATTGTCCAGCCGTTTGAAATGTACGGTAAAGCATATTAGAGAGGAAGATTACAGAGATTGTAAAGATGCAAACGATATTCTTAGAAAATATGGAACCGGTTATTTAAGGGAGTGCATAGAGAATGCCGTAATTGTTCCGATCCGTAAAGTGATAGACTTGGCGGATGTTGAAAATGTCAACGTTTTTGAACTGCCTAAGCTGCGGACAGGGATAAACCAGCTTGACAGGCTTCTTTACGGTGGACTGCCGTTTGGCGGTGTGGTTCTGTTATCAGGCAAGCCGGGTGAAGGAAAATCGACGCTTGCAAGCCAGATTTTAATTAATGCGATATATCAAAATTTTAAATGTTTCGCATACAGCGGAGAACTGCCAAACTATCAGTTCCGTTCGTGGATTGATTTTCAGATTGCCGGAGGATACCACATAACCGGTTATCAAAACAAATGGGGCGATAATAATTATATTGTGTCTGATACCAACAGGCAGCTTATTGCAGACTGGTATCGAGGTAAATGCTATCTGTATGATAATCGAATTATTGATAATGACGAAAAGGATAATCTGTTGGAGGTTACAGAGAATGCAGTTATGCAGTATGGGACAAAGGTAATCCTGCTCGACAACTTAATGACAGCATTGGATTTAGATGTGTCAGGCGGATATGATAAATACGATAGACAAAGCCTGTTTGTTAAGAAATTGGCACGACTGGCATTGAAACATAATGTGCTGGTTCTTCTGGTTGCCCATAAGCGGAAAAATAATTTTTCCTCAAATGAGAATGACGAAATCAGCGGAAGCGGTGATATATCAAACCTTGCATCTGTAACGATATCCTACGAAAAAGGAAAAGAATTGAAACCAAGCCAAAGACTGCTTAAAGTTTCAAAAAACCGCCTATTTGGCAGAACGCAGCCAGAAGGATATATTCTTGATTATGATGAAAAAAGTAAGCGAATATACGGTGTGGATGATGATTTGTATTTTGATTATGGATGGAATACCATAAATTATGGATTCGTTGATTATGATGCTGAAACCCCGTTTAATTGATAACTGAAATTGAAAGGGAACGATATGGACAAAAAAATAGATGAGAAATCAAAGCAGATGCATGAAAAAATTAAAGATATTCAAAATACCATATGGATAATATTTAGGGAATTTGAAGAAACGCATGATATGGAAAAATATAATCAACGTGCAGCAGAACTTGTACATAAGTACAGAGAAGATGAACTGTGCATATTTTGTCAAAATTTATTGCTTACATGGGCACCGATAATTAAACGTTTTTTTGATAATTGGAAATCATAATATTTTTGCTGAATGGCAGAGAAAGGAGAAAATATGTTTGATATTTTTGGTGAAATGGAATCTGCGGAGGAACTCAACAAGACCGCAGAAGGATTAAAAAATGAGGGAGATAAAGAAAACCTTTACAAGCTTGCGGATGAGAACGGCATTGACCGCGCCGAAGCAGATTTATACTTTGAGGGAATGACAGATGCTTTTTGCGACGTCGCAACCGCGGCGATTGGCAAAATCGAAGTGGAAGCGGCACAGTTGAAACCAGTGGAGATTATAGCAGACTGGACAGCGTACATAAAAGTGTCATGCTTAGAGGACGAGGAACTTGCACGGGCAGTGCGCAGAAAGGGAAAGAGTCTGAAAGCGTGTATAGGGAGTATCCTAAAGTGGTCGTTTCAATCTCGCTATAAGGTAGACAAGGATATTGTGAAAGCAGCCGGCTTGGATACAGACAGAAGAATGAAATCTATCGAAATGGGCATTCCCGGAATGGGACGCGCCAAGAAGCTGATACGCGCATATTATTTGGAATCAGAGGAGGGGACAAGATGAGAAAGGCAGGACTGCTTAACCGGAAGCCAATGAGTGCGACTGCTGCCATGATGCATAAAGCAAAATTGGATAAGGGTGTGATAAAGACAGCGGCACACATATATGGAAATTACCGTTACGACTATACAGAATATGAAAGCCGTTTCTATTTTAGGGCAGCGTTGACCGCAGACAAAGAAATACTGGAAGTTGATTTATTTACAAGAAGAAGCATTGCAGCAGGAAGAAAGGAGCCGCAGTACCGGATATTTCTTGATTATGCGAGAAAAGATTTTATAAGCTGGAACATGACAGAGGAAAAGTGGAGCAATGCAAAAATTGATATGCTGGAAACAGGGGATGAACGATACCGCTATTCCTATCGTGGCAGAAATTTTTCATCAAAAGAAACGTTGAATATTGTAAACAGATACTTGAAAACAGGAAATATGCTGGATGTGGAAACGGCAGTTTTAGATTTTCAGGCAGATGTAAGGAGCTGCAATCTAGCCAAAAAGCATAAGCTGATTACAGATGTAATTGACGGATATATGAATACGGTGCCGAACAAGCTGCCGGCTGACTGGATGAAATTTATCAATGACAAGGCGCTTGCCTCCATGCACAGCATATTCTATCGGGCAGAAACAGGTGTCGGATACTGCACACACTGCAGGCTTCACGTACCTGTACCGAAAAACGCGAAACACAATATGCAGGGCAAATGCAGATGCGGCAGCAGGATTACATATAAAAGCTGGCGTAAACAGAAATCGGTGCGGTACTATAGAGTAATTGTATCATTAATACAGAAATGCACAGATGGGCAAAACTACGTTTACAGGCAGTTTTCTGTGGATATGGATGCAAGTATTGAATCAAACTATATTCCGGAAATTTCTGTTCACGAATGTTACCGAAAGTTATTTCGATTTTATGAAGATGGCGGACTATTACAAGATGCAGGTGCATATGAATGGGGAATCTTTCGAAGCGCGGGAATAGAACGGTGGTGCAAAGCAGGCACAGTGAATTATGGACGTATATATGGCGGTGGAGGATATGCAAAGAGCTTTTTGTATACAGCAAATCTAAATCGGATTTTAAAAGATACCTGTTTGCGGTATATACCCGTATCGGAGATTATAAAACAGAGTGATGACAAGTTAAATATTATAGCAGTGCTGGGGGATATGGGGATGTCATTTCCATATGAAGCATTCTGGAAAATGGGACTGCGTAAATTTTTAATAGAGCGTGTGAAACGTGACGGAACAGAAGGGCTTACAAAAACAGATTATCGGTTTGATAAAAGTCCATGGAAATATTTAAGAATCACAAAAGAACATCTGCATCAGGCAATAAGGCTGAACGCAGGTGACAAGTTAGTACGCATCATACAGCGTATAGATGAATTTGGGGTAAGAATTACGGATGAACAGGCAGTATGGCTGGATAAATACGTCGGCGTTCACGTAGTGCTGGGATATTTTGGATACCATACGCCACACCGTATTATTCGCTATATGCAGGAACGTCTTTGTGTAGGAACTAATGACAATCCAAACCATGACGGCAGCAGCAATTTGTCATTATGGGTAGATTACATTGATACAGCACGACATCTTGGCTGGAACCTGCGTGACAGATCAATATTTTTCCCGCAAAATGTACAGCGGGCGCATGATGAAGCCGTAAGAGTGTTTGATATCCAAAAAGATAAAGAAGATGCTTCAAAGATGCGGCAGAAAGATAAAATCATGAATCAGAATGCAAAGGAAATAAAAAAGGCATTCTGCTATCGGGACAGTAATTTTGTTATAAAAGTGCCGGGATGCTATCTTGATTTTAAACATGAAGGGCACGCGCAGCACAACTGCGTAGCGACATACTATGAAAGAGCGGTAGAAGGAAAATGCATTATACTGTTTATAAGACAAAAGCAATGCCCGAATAAATCATACTGTACAGTAGAAATCAGAAACAGGCAGGGAAAATTTCATATTGAACAGAATAGAGCAGCATATAATAAACCTGCACCCAAGGCAGCTATAGCATTTATGGAAAAGGCGGTAGCAGCGGCGCAGAAAATAGCGGACAGTATGGCGGCAGAAGAACGGGAACAAATCCGCATACAGGCAGCAGGATAGGAGGCATTTATGGAAAATCTAGTAATAAGCAGCGAGGGATATATTGAAATTAAGAAACAGATAAAGGACAAGCTGAACGAAACTGTGCACAATTTTATTATTATTGGATATTATCTCAAACAAGTAAGAGATAGTGGCGCATATAGAAATGACGGTTACAAAAACATGGAAGAATTTGCCAAGAAAGAGTATGGTCTTTCTCCAAGCACGGCAAGCCGCTTTATGGATATCAATACACAGTTTTCAAAGCAAGGGAACAGCAAAGAAATTTTGGAGGAGTATAAAAATTTTGCATACAGCAAGCTGCAGGAGATGCTTACAGTCAGCCCAGAGGACAAGGAACTTGTCACCGAAGAAATGACAGTCAGTCAGATACGGGAGATTAAAGAAGTGGAGAAAGAAGAAAAGCAGGCAGCAGAAGAACAGGAGCAGAAAACCTTGCCATTGTTACAGCTTGTAGAATCCGAAGAATGTAAGCCAGAAGAATCAAAAACGGAAAAAGAACAAAAGGACGAATCAGAATATAAGGATCCATTAGAAAGCGTTCTAACAGCATTTTGGAGAGAAAAGGAAAACACAGAATTATATACAAAAGCCATTGCAGGAATTTTAACGCCGGAGATAGCAGCAGAAGAAATCTGCCCTTCGGGCAGCAGAATATACAGAAACGGCACAAACATGATGTTTTTTTATGACTTTGACAAGGGGGCAAAATTAAGAAGTATCAAAGATAGGAAACCCGTAATAACACCTTATACATATCAAGAAATCCTAGATAAAACCAAGAAACTAAAAATATCATTTGAACAGGCAGAGGAATCCGAAGCAATCAATGCAGAACAGCCAGAGAATATATCACATCAGGATAAGGAAGCACAGCCGGATAAGGAACCACATCAAAAAGCAGTTGCGACGTCGCAAGAAAAACAAGAAGAACCATATATCCCAATGGATGGGCAGACAAGCATTGCAGATATGCAGGAAATAATGCCGGACAAACAAAAAGAAACTGCTGCCGACACACAAGAAAATACCATAGACGGCGAATACAGAGAGTTAATGCCACAGCAGGACGAGATAACAAAAACAGAAAAGTCACAATATGCACAAATAGAAATAAAGAATGCTCTGAGTTATTTTGAGATGGAAATAAGGCGCATGGAAGGAATGTCATCCAAGGAATCTGTTAAATCACGTAATTATAAAATTGCGTTAGAGTGTATACGCAGATGTTATCCGGATATCAACTGAAAGGATTGTGGTAAAAGGAATGTGGAAAAAGCTGAAAATAGTAAAAGCAATAACCAAGGTATGGGCTGCATACAAAGCATCTTCCAGAAAAATTTACTTAACCCGTGACAGATGCGGAAACAGTTTAGGTGGCAGGGGCGAGTAAAACTAAGGCAGCAATATAAGAATATAAAAGAGGCAATATATGACTGAAAAAGAAATATGTTATTATTATCGCAATGCTAAAAAGAAGGCACAACAAATACAGATACTCGCAGAACTAAATGATATAAACAGTCTGGAAATAATCAAAATTTTAGTACGTGGAAAAGAAGAACTTCCGAAAAGTACACTCAAAAAATTGTATATGCAGCTTGATAATCTGGAAACACAAATAAGAGAAAAGGAACAAAAATATAAAGAGATAGTGGCAGCATTAAAAGGGGAAGAAAAATAAACATTTAATATTTTACAACTTACATATAAAATGATAAAATAAAGAAGAATATAAAACAACAGAGCCAAGAGCCGCATATGTTTTGATACATAGGCGGCTTTTTGCGTTGATCAACAGGCAGGTGGTGAAATGGGCAGAAAAAATCCTTTGGCAGATAAGGCAGCAGAAATGTTTAAGGCAGGAAACAGTATGGCGGACATAGCCAGAAGCCTCAATATTCCTGATAGTACCGTGCGCAGATGGAAAAACACATATAAATGGGAAACGACAAAATCGAACGGCGAACGAAAAAAAAGTGAACGTTCGGATAAAATTAAAGCGTCCGCACGAGATGGTACGAAACAGACTATGGCAAACGAAGAACTTAGCGAGAAAGAACGTTTATTCTGCTTATATTATATTAATTCCTACAATGCAACTATGAGTTATAAAAAAGCGTATGGATGCAGCTACGAAACGGCACACGCACATGGATATGAACTTGTGGCAAGGTGTGGCGTGAAAAAAGAGATTGACAGGCTGAAAGAAATCAAACGGCAGCAGGCAGTTGTCAGTGAGGTTGATATTGTAGAATTGCAGATGCGGATTGCGTGTTCAGATATTGGTGATTTTATCAATATGGAAAAGGGAAGTATTGGATTAGAGGATTTTAAAGAAGTAGATACCCAGCTTATAAAAGGTGTGAAAGAAGGAAAGTATGGTATAGAAATAAAGATGGAGGATAGGCAGAAAGCAATTAATTGGCTGACAAAGTATTTTCTAATGCATCCTGACGATAAATACAAAGCAGAATTTGAGCGCAAAAGAGCAGAGGCAGGAGATAACTCTGTTGAGAAGCTGCTTGAAAATATGCAGACACTAAATGATATGCTGCGGATACCGGCGGAAAATAGGTCGCTGGATGATTTAGAGAAGGAAGGTGGCGTTGATGAACATTCCAGCAGCATTTAGTCGACGGCAATATGATTACTTTCTCCGCTGTATAGATAGTTGGTTTAATGTGGCAGAAGGGGGGAAACGTGGAGGAAAGAACGTCCTTCAGACGCTTGTATTCTGCGCAATGCTGGAAACCCATAAAAATAAAATACATCTTGTGGCAGGTGTATCAAGTGCAACCGCAAAACTGAACATTCTTGATTGTGATGGGTATGGTATGCTCAATTACTTTGAAGGCAGATGCCGCGAGGGGAAATATAAGGATAGAGATTGTGTATATGTGAAAACCAAGACAGGTGAAAAAGTAATCCTTGTGTCTGGCGGCGGCAAAGATGGAGATGAAAAACTGATTAAAGGGAACACCTATGGAATGACATATGTGACAGAAGCAAATGAGTGTCATACTAAGTTCTTGAAAGAAGTATTTGACAGGACAATATCCAGTTCGGATCGTAAGATATTTCATGATCTCAACCCAAAAGAGGAGGAGCACTGGTATTATACGGATATCCTTGGATTCCATGAGAAAAATCAGGAAAAAGATACAAGTTATGGTTATAATTATGGGCATTTTACTCTTGTTGACAATATGTCCTTAACGAATGATCAGATACAAGATGTATTAAAGACCTATGAAAAGGATACGGTATGGTACCGCAGGGATATCAGAGGAGAACGGGCAGTAGCAGAAGGAATTATCTTTGTAAAGTTTGCAAACAATGCAGAACCATATCTGTACAGTGATGAGGAATTATTTGATATACCAATAGGATCGGATAAAAAAGAAAGCAAGCCGAAACTTAAAAAGCATCCATATAAGCTGACAATGGGAATAGATTTTGGCGGTAATGGCTCTATAACGACATTTGTGGCAGCAGCATATTTCAATAGATATCATGATATTAGGATATTGGAAGAAGCAAGTATAGATAAATCACCAGATATAGATGCAAATAAAATATGTCTGAAGTTTATTGAATTTTATAAGCTGATTATAGATAAATATGAGAGGGCTCCTGACTGGATATTCCCAGACAGCGCAGCAACCACAATGATAAACAGTTTAAGAAGTGCGGCGAGAAAAGAGGGGCTTCCTTGGCAGAATATAGTAGGATGCTATAAGAATGAATTAAGTGAACGTCCGAGAATGTGGGATATGCTGCTGCACACAGGCAGACTAAAGATAAATAGAAGGTGTATAAGGCTAATTGCTGCCTTGAAAGCGTTAAAATGGGATGAAAAGGAACCCAATCAGCCGGAAGATAAAAATATTGGAAACTGCAATGACTGGTGGGATGCAGGGTGTTATACAATGCTTGATTTTGAAAAATATATAAGTTTGGACAAGTAGGAGGAAAAAGGGTGGAGAGTTTTATTGAGAATTTGTTGATGAAAAGAGGATATACAGTTAATCATAATGCACAGTCTGTTATAAGAATGTGCGATAATTGGTATGCAAACAGAATAATTGAAGACTTTCACAGAAGACGAACAATACAAGGGACACCATATGAACTTAATCGCTTAAATTTTGCGAAAAGATGCTGTTCTGATGATGCAAAGCTGTGTGAAGTGCTGGAAGTGAATGCAGGAGCAGGAGAGCAGGCGCAGAGAGTAAATGACATACTGGCAAAGAATGAATTTGAAGTGCAATATAGGAAGCAGTTGGAAAAAACATCAGCAGTTGGTACTGCTGCTTGCTATATTAGGTTGGACAATGCAGGAATATATAGTGATGGAACGATTAAAGGGGGAGAGATACGGCTGAACTATGTGGATGCGGATTGTTTTATACCGCTTACTGTAGTGAATGATATCGTTACAGAAGCAGCGTTTTCCGGCAGCAGTTTAAAAAGTGGCAGAAAGCAGACTACACTTGTGCTGTTTTTGCTTACAGAATACAATACATATACCGCAGAAACCCATATATTTGATGAGTATGGCAGTGAATTGCTGGAACTGGAAAAAACGATTACATTGGGAGATGTTAAGCCATTTGCAGTATTGAGGAATGCAGAAGTAAATAACCTTGATGATATGATAGGTTATGGGCTGCCAAAGCTTGTGAATGCAATCCCAGTACTAAAGGCGTTAGATTTATGTTACAATGTGCTATTTAGCGACTTGGATAAGGCGGAGAAAATTTTGCTTGTAAATGAATTGTTGTGTGATTTTGATGAAAAGACAGGCAAGCCGAAAATGACACCCGAACAAAAGAAAGTTTTTGTGTTTTTAGGAGAAAAACTGCCACAGGATAAGGAAGTTTTGCAGGAATATAATCCAATTATTCGAATAGATGAGATAACAAAATGCTTTGAACTTGCTTTGTCACTGCTGTCTATGAATTTTGGATATGGTACGAAGAAATATAGCTTTGAAAATGGGCAGATCACAACAGCAACCGAGTATGTTGGCGAAAGACAAGACCAAATGCAGGAGTTAAACAGGCAGCGACAGGAAGCAGAAAAGTATATTCAAGATATATGCAGGGCAGTATT